AGCCATCGCACCGCCGGTCAACGCCACCTGGTCGATGTCGCCATAAACAGTGACACCAGCACTAAAGGTGGCTGCCGTGGTTGCGCCGCTAATCACAAGAGTTGCCGTGGACAGGGTAAGTGCGGTCACCGCATCGTAGCTTCCAGTATTCGTGGAAGCTGACGATGCGATGATCGTCCCACCATTACCCAATGTAAGGCGAGATAGCAGGCGCATTAGCTGTGCAACGCGATGCGGTAAGAAGTTCCGTTGAGCGTCACGTTCAGCGATGCAGGGGCAGTGGCAACGGTGTTAACCGTGCCGCCACTGGAGGCAGCCGTAATCTCAAACACATTGGTGAAGCCTTCGGAATTGAAGCGCAAAGCGCGTCCCTTGGCTTTCCGTTCAGAACGTACAAATTCTTTTGCCATTTTATTTTCTCCTTAAAGCCGTTGCACGTTTGATGCTATCTGGCGTGTACTGGCTCTTAAACCTACTGCCAAGCTTTTGTTCTTGACGATAGTACCCCTTCATAAGATTTGTTTGATTGACTCCCAGCGGGTTGTCGAGGGGTTCGCCAACCCCCACCAGGGCCAATCTTGCTGGCACTTGAAACCTTTTAAGGTAACGAGGGACTTTGTCCCGTTCGGCCACTGCCTTTTCCAGTTCGACAACATTCCCATTTCTGGTGTCCTCGTACTGGTAAATAGGCATTAGCTATAGTTCTCCTTATCGGATTGCTCGGCAAGCTTCATCATTCGCTCTTCTTCGGACATCGAATTTTCACCCTCGGCCATGTCTTCCGACTTGTCCTTGGATTCACTTTCGCTCATGGCGTGTTCCACATTAACGTGAGCCACACCATTTTCGATCATGTCAATCGTGCCAGAAAGTTCAACCGAATCACCAACTTCCGGTGCAACATTGTCGCCACCATCGTTCACTTCGAACTTGGAGACAGGCAACATTACCATTCCGGATTTCATCATTTTATTGTGCATTGGCTTTTCGGATGAGGAAGAAGCTGGGGAGGTTTTATCCTCCCCAGCCTTTCCAGGGCGACCCATAGCGATAACTAGGGTTCCCATTTAATTATTAGCTGTAGTTCGACTTCGCAAAGATTGCTCGGAAGAACCGAGTGTCCAACTGCTTGGCAGCATAGAACGTCTTGAAAGACGCTACGATACGCTGGTTGTAGGGGTCGGATTTGTCTGGCGCGTCAATGATGGTGACTTTAGGCGCAAAGGGCGATCCAGAAGCCACAATCGATGACAAGCTGGGTACGCCGAAGGCTCCTCCGCCGAGCAACACGTTGCCATACACCGCGCCAGTGCTAACGGTGGATTCACCGATACCAGAGGCGGACGTATTAAACGTCTGCACGTTGGTTGAGCTTATCACGCTGCAACCAAAAAGTTTTCCAACCTCTCCCCGAAAAATTTGATCCGGAGCGGAGTAGCTGGAAACCTTCAACCAATCATCGTCCTGCTGGAGATCACGGATAACGGCAGGGTGCGCGACAAGCGCATAGCCGTCCTTGATCTTGGGAGCGCGGGCGATGAACAGCGAGGTGGCACCGTCCAAAAGGTCGGTGGCAGTGATCGCTGAGTTGGCAACAGAAGCCGTACCAAAGGTCGTTCCGTTGGTGCCGTTCTGGGCATAACGGGCATACGATTTGGTGGCCAAGCTAGTGCCGGTGCTGGTGGACGAATCCTGAATCAACGCACGGTGGCAGAGGGTGTCGGCGTGCAGAGCAGCGTCTTCACCGAGTTGCTTAGTGGCTTGGGCGAGGTGGCTGAATAATTCTGTGGCCAGCAAAATATCGGTTAGAATTATTTTACTCCCATACTGTACAAGAGTCGCGTCAACCGAGGAGAGGGTCAAATCACGCTCGTCACTATTGTCGGCGATCGTAGTTCCTTCCGACAGATTTGCGATTTTGGTGATTGACGGATCTCCGAAGCGGAAGAACCGAATCGTTTTGTTCCCGCCCGTTTTGGTTGGGTAAGGAACCTTCATTGCGAACTGCTCCATTTGGAGCAAGGGGAGCGCACGCTCCAGCAACGCCTTCGAGAAGTACGTCTGGAACTGCGCCGAGACTGAACCAGTGGTAACCATATTAGTTTATATCCTTTGTTGACAATTAAGCTCGGTCAGCTTCCGCAGCCATCTTAAAGAGTTCCTTTTCCTGCTCCTCCAGGGAGAGTTCATGGAACGCTTTAGTCTTTTTCGGCGCGGACGGTTGACCAGAAGCGGGCATTGTCGCTTTTCTGAGTTGAACGAGTTCTCGTTCATACTCTGCAACCTTCTTTTCCAAATCGGAGGCGGACTCCGCCTTGATGCGGATCTTGGCGATCCCCACAGCATCCTTAATTCCCGCAGGGTAATTGCGGAGGATGGCGTGGTTTTGAAGCATGTCCGATACGGCCTTGTAGAGTGCGCTGTTGGAATCTTTGAGTTCGGGGTTGCCCTCGACCTCTTCCAGCAGATTTTTATCCCAAGCAGACTTTAATTCTGATTGGGTTTTCTGCTCAATCTCTTTGCGCTCTTCGGTCTCGACTTCAGTGGCTTTGTTGTCGGCGAGTTTTGCAAGATCATCGCGGCCTTCCTCGCGATAGCTTTTTGCCGCCTCTCGGTAATCTTCCGCGCTAAAGCGGCGACTTCCGCTCTTCTGCGCTTCAGCACTAGGCTGTGTAGCCTGGTTTTTGGCGTTCTCAATGGCATCACGCTCCGCTTTTAATCTTGCTTTCTCCGCTCTGACATCTTCCCACTCTTTTTCAAGACGCGACTTGGCCTTCTCGTATCGGGTAGGCTTCTTCTCTTCGGAAGCCGACTCCGACTTGGATTCTTCAGGTTGCGTTGTTAAAGAACTTTTCGCTTCTTTGGATTTCTCCTCAGTTGCGGGTGCTTCACTCGAAGCATCCTGTTTGTTTGTTTTGGCTTCATCAGCAGTCGCGGGTTGCTGCTCGTTATCTCCGCTGGCCTTTTCAGAAGCTACTTGCTCAACCTTGGCTTCCTCATCCTTTTTGGGTTCGGGGCTATAATCCCTTCCCTCATCGGCTGCGGCTGCCATTGCTAACATGTCAACTTCCGTCAGGTTATTCGAATCGACCATTTGACCCTTTCCTACACTAATTGCTCTGGGAGTCAGTCAAAGCACTAGGTTAGTTTGCCACTGGTTCATCCTCTCCATCACCGTAGCCAGCAATGGCGGAGTTTATTTTTGTGGTCGCAAGAGACTCTAAAGTCGCTACACAACCACGGAAACCTTTAGCATATCCACAGGCATCCGCAAGTCCCTCTGATTTCTTGGCTATGGCATTTGCATTTTGCCGTAAAGTAAGATTAAGTAAGATTAGGCTCAACCGCTTTCCGGTAGGTGTGCCAAGGAACGCAGTCCACGCCTTCTCATCCTCTTCATTCCACTTAGGCTCTTCAACCCAAGCTTGGTCCCGAATAAACGCCAATGCTGCCTTTAGTTTTCTCATAGCTTTATCGCCCAAGAATCACCTTGGAAAAGTACGGCTTCCTTACCTGTAAGGGTCTCGGATACAGCCTTTTGCACATCCTTGAAACTCCAATCGTGTCCAGCAAGGACCGCTCCATCACGAAGCTTCGGCCTCCAACCCTTGATGTCAGCCAAAACTGCTTCGTACCTATGATCGCCGTCCACATAAATAAAATCTAAATCACTATCCTTAACATGCTGTAATGCGTCAAGGCTTTTCCCGCGACTGTAGAAAACATTGCCCAGCGGAGTTGTACGCTTCTGAAATTCTTCAAAAACAAATTTCATTGGGCATTGTTGACTTGCCCTATCTTGAATATCATACCCGTTTAGCCAAGGATCTACAGCCAATACTTCCTTGAAATGCTTGGCAATGACAACCGTGCCCTCGCCACTATACGAACCAATCTCAACCGCCTTGCCAACCGCGCCTTGCTGGTTAGCCCACTCGCAAAGATGTTTTAAGCCTTCCGCTTGGAAGGCATCACGCATTACCGGTACCTTCAAGCAGCAGCAGTCGGGAGTGCGGGGCTGGTCGGTCCCATGTTCTCACCAATGCCTTGTGGCCTTTGCTGAGTCTGGGGTTTAGCCGCATCACGAAGCTGTTTCTGGATCGCGCGGGATGTGTTGGGGTCGATCTTCTCCAACGCAGCCAAGTGCTGCTGGAGGTGCGCCATGAGTACCTGCATGGCCGCCTGGTCGACAGGCTGCTGGCGTGCTTGCGCAGCTTGGTTAAAGGCAAACAACACTGAGATGTGCGCCTTGTGGTCATCGGAAGGTTTGATGGCAACAGGGAATCCGGTGGCAAGCATGGTCGCAATTTCGGTTGCCTGA